TAATGATGAATGAATTTTTTTCATTCATCTTACATATCAATTATACTGTAATTTACGAAAAAAGTCAAATATTCTTTTTAAAACCTTTTGGATAACGCGCCTTTAATTTTTCAATATTTTTTTCAAAAATATAATTAAAATCTACTCCTAGGGCCGTAGAGATTTCAGCAATATACCAAAGTACATCTCCTAGTTCAAGAATAATATTATCACTATCAAGTTTCTTACCATGATACGCATATTTTTTAATCAGGTCTGCAACTTCACCAGTTTCGCCGCAAAGACCAATAGCGCCATTTAGAAGCATATCTTTGTTATTATCAATGCCGCAAGTGCGCATAGCAAGTTCTTGATATTTTGTAGCAGTCATTTGCCCAATAACATTCATTTCATCTCCAAAGTAAAAGCGCATTATACCTTCCATATTATTATAATAATTGAAGTCATCATGCCAAGTTACTTTTTCTTTGGGGACAACTATGATACAAGGGACCTTTCGCATTTTCATATCATCTTTACAATATGGAGAATTGGCAATATTATCGGCAGGCTCCAATACAAGATAATTAAATGGAAAAGTCATATCAGTAAAATCTTCTATAAATTCATCATATACTAGACCTGCATTATGTTCATATGGGACGTCATTCCAATCATCGCCATAATAATCCATGCAATTATTCGCGCCTAAATAAAATCTTACTGTCTGGCCCTTTTTTTCAAAATCAATAATTTTCATTTTATCCCTCTGTCATAATAATAACGATATTAGCATCCGCAGGAAGACAACCGTAGTCATAAATAGTAGATTCTCTATGAAGAACATAAGCCTCATATTCTTCGCAATGATAATCAATATATGCATAATACATATAATCAGACGCAGTATGAGGAGTATCTTCTTCATCAAAATCGTTCTTACGAGGTTGCGGCTTACCAAACTGAACTTCATTTGCGGCCATTGCGGCATAAACGGTAGGAGTTAGATAATCATAGAATAAATCTTCGGGGTTATTATCTTTTTCATACTTCTTAACATCTTCAATAAGAAAATAACCGCGCTTGATATAACTTCCGGTAGGAAGGTCATCAAGTTTACAGATTTTTACTTCTTCAACTTCAGTTTCACCATTATAAGTTTTATATTCAAACCGCTTAGTGAGTTCATCAGAGTATTGTTCTTTAGGAATTACTGAAAAACGATTATGAAGTTCAGAAGCAAAACTACGAGAACATTCAATCACTGGCTTAAAATGTCCGAAACAATCATACGGCGCGAAAGGATAAATCTTACCATCTTTCTCATAGCCAAGATAATAACTGTAATAATAACTCATTCTCTTTTCCCTCTTTCTTCATCTTACATATATATTATACTGTAATTTTCAGAAAATGTCAAGTAATAAAAAAAAGAGCCCGCCGAAGCGGGCTCATAAGATTAGAATAATTTGAATAGATCAAACAGACTAGGAACATTTTCAATAGAAGTTTCGGTATAGTGGTAACTGCCGTAATCCTTAATAAAGTCCTGTAGAACCTTATTGAAGTCTTTCTGCGCCTTTACCATGTTCTTCCGTGCTTCTTCTACCGCGGCCGCGCGTTCCTTGCGTTCGTTAGCAAGGCGTTCCTTTTTGATTTTTTCAAGATTTTCCGCTTCCTTCACTTTGAACTCAGCTTCTTCACATTCTTGGGCTGTCTTATAAGCCTTTTTGGTAACTTCACTGTAATATAACATATAAGTTCCTCTCCTTATTTTTTCGCGGTTCCTATCCCGCATATATTAGAAAGGGAAGGGAACATCCACTTCAACCTTTCTGTAATATTATATCACTAATTTATAAAAAAGTCAAATATTAGTTTACTTCAACCCAGCCATATACACCAGGTTCCCAAATATTATTTGCGATAGTATTTTCCCAAATACTTCCATTATGAGATACTTTATCTCCAATCTGGTATGGATTAGTACTATCTGGTTGTTCCCATTCAGGAATTACGTTTTCATCTGGAATGAGAACTTTTGCCCACAGACTTACTGCCGCGGTAGGATACCATCCTTCTTGCGAAATATGTTGCTGTAAGCATCTATATAATATTCCTTCATACTAAACTCTATCGTCAACGTTATATGTGCCATGTTCAGCATTCCAATTTGGAAAGAGTTGAACTGCTTCAAGTGCGTCAGTATCACTAAGTGATATAGCCGCTTTCTCAATATATGGGCGTAGTTTACGCGCTAATTCAATTAGTGTCATAGATTACTCCACCCCCAGTAATATCTTGGTTGCCGCAAGTTCCTCTTCTAAATCACGAGATTGTTGAGCAAGTAACTAAATGTATTCATCTTTTGAATATTCTACATAATCATATTCATAACCAGTTTCTTCATAGCCGCCAATAGTGGCTGAATATGCTTCAATATTAGAAGCAATAAATACTTTATTTTCTTTTATTTCAATATCCTATGGTCTATTATGACTTTGGACCTTACCATATTCTTTCATAGTAATCAGCCCTCCATTTTACTTTGCCATAAAGCATAGTTATTATCATGAATAGTATTTTTAGTTGGCATGAATACAAGACGTGCGCCATATGGGGCAGTAGCATAACTCATATCTTTATCACAAGCATAATAAAACATTCCGTTCTTTTGCCCGAATAACCAGTTGCCGCCATAAAGAACTAGGTTGGTTCCATTTAGATTAGCACTAGTCCAAATACTATCTCCAATTGGAGTCGCACTATTGGCATTGTAAGTTTCTGCTGGCATGAATACCCAGTCATAATCTTCATTACCATAACCCATACCAGAAATCCAATCACTTTCATTTGGTAGTGAGAATCCAATACTTTCATAATCTGCGGTTACTGTTGTAGAATAGTTATAATTCTTACAAAGATGTGGAACTCCACCTTTTAGACTACCGTCGCCCTATACCGCGGCTCCACCTACAAATTTCCAAATATTTCCAAATGGGTTCTCTTCACCACGATAGCAGATCGAGCGTGAGCCTGCTTGGCTATAATTACTAGTACTGCCATTTACTGTGCTAGAACTTGTATTAGCATGTCCACTTCCATTTCCAATCGCCGCAGTAGAACCAGTTGTACAAGCGCGATTGTATATATAGGAATTATCTAAGTTACATATACCATTTTCAAGAGCACTCTAAATATTGAAAGTACCATATTCTATTATGGATAAAATTTGGTCAACACTAATTGCTTTCATGTTTAGAATATGCCATCCTTCTCCACGATTAGTGGCAAGATGTTCCGCATTTGTAATATTTAGTGTATTCTTTTCACCACTAATTGGTTTTGCTCCAGCAATAGAAGATAATTTATCATTAAAATCTACGCCACTGCCGTCATTTGTAATATAACTATTATTAGAAGTATCATAAGCGCATCCTTCATAAGCAGATAATAAGATATATTGTAATTCATTACCGTCCGCGTCAATAAATGCTGGATGAAGTTTAAAGCCAGATTGAGCAGTAGGAGAAATAATTAGTGATTCTTTACGAATTACCTTACCTACTGTAGCATTTACTGTATTTAATGGAATACGTTGATAATAAAACTTTGGTTGATAGACCATAACCTGTCCATTAGAACCATCTTCCTTATAATTACTATCTCCATAGAAAGCCGTAATTGTACCATCATCTGATACATTACAACGCTTGCGGCCGCCAAACATACTATAATAACTAAAATTAGTATTAGATGTCGCTTCTTGTGTACGAGCTATAGATTTGTTTTCATAATCAATACTTAGACCAACCGCATTTTTTGCCTGATAAATACCAGAACGAATTAACGCTTCTATAATTGATTGCTCTTGAGTATCGCCAGCAGTAATATTTCCATCGGGCCCAACCACTACAATAGATCCAGCATTTTCACTTCCAAGATTAGTGTTTCCGCCGCCACTAGTACCTGGATTTATAGTAATAGAAGATACAGCATTATCAACATACTGCTTAATTGCTTTTTGAGTCATTGAGCCATCTTCATTATTACCATAAGAAGTATAATTCTTTTCTACAATATATGAGGTTGTTTGGCCGTTTTTAGTAATATTTGCTTTTTTGATTTTTGCCGCAGATGTATTTTCATCTGTAACTGTAACAGTTCCACCGGCATTTTGAATTTGACTTTCAAGAGTACTTGTGCGCTCTTTTAAGTCTGAAATATCAGAAGTGTTTGTTTCTATATCAGCCGTATTTTCTGCTACAAGTGCCTAAGCCGCCGCGTTGAAATCCGCCTTTATTTCATCTAATTCGGCGGCTGCTGCACTTGCTTGGTCTGCTGCGCTTTGCGCATCCTATTCAATCCCTTCTAATCTATCTACTATATTATTAGCGTCAGACATTGCTGCCTATGCCTGACGCGTTAATGTCGCTGTCTCTCCTGTGAAGGACTTCGCGCGAGCGAGAATAATATCAATAATATCCATATTTATTCCTCCTTACACAGGAACCCATTCTTTACCTGATGTTGCAAGGTAAAATTGTAAAGTATCGTTCTGTGATTCGTCTTTAAGAACTACACAAGCAGAACCAAGAGTTATTTCTTTTTTATCGATTAATGCCATATCTGCTTTAGTATCGCAGAAATGAGTAAAAGTGACCACATTATCTTGTGTGCCACGTTGAGTTGTTATATGAGCCATTTGTAATCAACTCCTTATTAAGTTAAAGTAACTTGTTTCCAAGCTTTCCAACTTTGATTATATCTAGAACGTATCCATAATTTATAATATGAAGCATTTGTACTACCACCTAAATATAACTAAAACATATTTGATTGAGACCCATTTGGAGAAGCTGTTGTAGCTACTAATAATATACCATAATTATAGTTTGTGCCAGAAGTTGTTGGATAACCAGAACAGTTATTTGCGATATTATATACTCCGGCAGTTGTCATGGTATCAAATGTAGCCCCAGATGGTACTGCACGTCCAGAAATAGCAGATGGATATTGTTTTGTAGTAAGAATATAATATGCTACACTTGCGGTTAAATTTGGCGTGGCAGGCGGGAAATAATAATTTTCTGAATATGATGATAAATTACATGGCACGGGACTTAATTCGGGGTTTGAAGTAGAATATGAATGTACTAAAAAGCCACAAAGATTGTTACTTACTGAATAATCGGTAGAAGTAAGTGCCCGTCCAAAATCTTCATAAATTTCAAATCCGACTGCTTTATCAGCCCGAGTTAATTTTACAATGCTTGCTCTTGCATCAGCGCCAACATATAAATCTGATTTTATAGTTCGGGCTAAATTACTATTACACCTCGATGAAATATTATAATTCCAATCATACCATGTACCATTAGCCCATAATCTGCTAACAAATGTTGAGCTACTATAAAGACTAAGCCTTTGTATTAATATTCCATTAGAAACATTTGCCACATAGGCATTTGAGCCCACAACTTCTAATAATCCATATTGTGTTCCACTTTCCATTCCTGGCGGCCATCCATTTGGAGTATTACTACTATTTACCCAATAATACCCCGCAGCTTTTATGTCATCCAATGAAGTAACTGTACTAGGAACTACACCTTGACAAGTTAATCCTTCAAATCCTCTTGATGCTGTTGTTGCCCCAGTACCACCATATGCAATACCTAATGTAGAAGCATTCCAAGTTCCAGTTGTAATTGTTCCAACTTTAGTAATATCAGTAAGATTTTTTTCTGTAATAATATTGTAATCTTTATTTGCTGATAAATTAGCATCACAATCTGGTAATAAATATTGTTCATAATAAGACAATGGATTATTACTAGGAGTAGTAGAATTATAAGACCATTCCTAAAAAACCCATTGGCTATGCGAGATATTGCCGTTTGTATTTCCACTAGATCTAAACCACTGATAAATACGACCAATATTTCCATTACCAGTCTATGAATAAATACTATTTACAATTCCGCCTGATTTTATATTAATTGCTCCAATATGCTATGAATTTCCATTAACTTTTAAGACATAATTACTATCTGGCGCAGTATTGCTAGCAATAGACATCTAAGTAGCAGAAACATAGTGTGCGTCTGTTGCCTAAATTGCATCGGCAGAAGTAGACCATACTAATCGATTTGCGGTATGAGAAGTTACTCCGGTACCACCCTAAGCTACGGTTACTGTATTTTTAGTAGTTAAAATATTATAAGATAGATTCTAAGTTAATCCCGCTGTACATGCTGGTAAATAATAATATTCACCATAAATTATTGGAGTAGCGCTTGCTGTTGAACTATATGAATTTTCTACAAGGCACATCTAACTTTTAGTAATATTAGGCCCTGTTCCAATATCATACATAATTCTACCAGCAACACCGCAACTACCAGGAGTACCATTACTAAAGTATAAATCTCTAGTTCTTGTATTTGTAATAATATTTATAACTCCTGCAGCTTCTAAATTTCCTTCAACACGAAGTTTATATTCACTGTCAGGTGCACTTTCTGTCCCAATTGAAACCTAAGTAGAAGAAGCATAATGATTCGCGGCCTATATTGCAGTAGCGGAAGTACTCCATACTAATCGATTAGCGGTATGAGAAGCAACACCAGTTCCGCCATATCCAGTACCAACTGTTGTTCCTTGCCAAGTACCACTCGTAATTGTTCCGACAGTTACAATATTAGAATTACCTTTATGGTAATATAAAGTATTGGCAGTTATTAAATTGGTTGATGCTGTAACGGCTGTAGCAGATGTATTATTTGTAATCGCGCGTGTGGTTAACGCGGAAGTTGTAGTACTTCCTGAAATAATAGCACTATTAGCAGTAAATGAAGTTGCTCCGGTTCCTCCATGCTATACATCTATTGTTGTCGCATTCCAAGTACCTGTTGTAACTGTGCCTACAGTTGTAAGATTACTATTACCAGTATGATAATATAATGTATTAGCAGTAATTATATTAGTACTTGCTGTTACAGCTGTCGCAGATGTATTGTTTGTAATTGAGCGTGTAGTTAATGCGGAAGTTGTAGTACTTCCAGACATAACAACTTCATTCGCAGTGAAAGAAGTGCGCCCGGTGCCGCCCTAAGCTACTGGGAGTGTTCCAAAATCGGGGACTCCATCTTCTTCAGTAGCATAAAAAGCACCATTCCCAGTTCTAATTGTCTATAATGCATCTGTAGCCGTTGTACTATTACCAATTACTACAGAATTAACATAAACCGTAGATGAAAAACCAGTTCCACCATTTGCTGTACCAAGTACGCCATTAACTCCTAATATAGCCGCATTTGAACTACCACCCTATATACTAGTTGTAGTAGAAGCATTTCCTAAATTTACATATGCAGTTTGCGCGCTAGCCCATTTAGTAGCAGTAGTTGCATTTCCATCAAATATTGTGGCTTTAATAGTGCCAGTAGATGGCTAAGCAATAATATTAGAAAAAGTATATACTAAATCAGTTGTATCCGTCGCAGTATTTGTAAGCCCGCTTGCAGTAGAGGCGTTACGGGCTCCAATAACTAGTGGTCTCCAATAAGTATAACTAGAATAAGCTTTATTACTCTAAGTTACCTTTGTATCATTAGGAGTTTTAAAGATAACTGATTTTCCTCCGACTGTTAAAGTATAATTCGTATTAGGTGATAAACTAATAGTTGAAGTTCCCGTTTGTACTAATGTTGGTGCGGCGTCAAGATTTGTAGCAGTAGTTGCGGTGGAAGCATTACCAGTAAGACTACCATAAATATTCCATTTTTTATCATTAGAACCAAGATTGTATGTCTCAGTTGTTATTGGTAATAAATCAACTCCAAAATTCATTGTATCAGACATTCATTTTTCCTCCTTAACTACTTATATCTTCACTAGTAATGGTAGTATTTCCATTACTATCTACAGTAAAATGAAATACTACCGTACCAGCGGCTCCATTAGGGACTTCTATATAAAATTCATTACTACCAGATGCAGTAGTAAGAACTGCTTTTATTACTTTAATTTCCAATTCTATATTACTATCAACAAATGTGTTGGCTGTTGATAGTGTTATCGTATTATTCTATTTTTGGCAAGTAATGGTGCCAGTATTATTTGTTAATGTCCCTGTTGCCATTTAACTCACCTCATCAAGTTATTGTATAAGATCCATCATATTTATTCAAACTAATATAACGAATTTTATTATTAGAAGTAGTAGCTGTTGAAGTATTATTCCAACCAACACCAGTAGTAACTGTACCATTAGCAGTTACTTTTATATATACTTTTCCGCTATCAGACGCCGGAGCATTATCATCAATTGTTATACCATGAGTATTTGTTCCATAAATACTAAGATTTCCATTATCTGAAGTCAAACTTACTGCACCAGCACCTTTTGTAATAGTACAAGCAGCAATCTATTTAGTGGCATCTGAAGCATAATAACCAGATGGAACAGTAAAAGTTCTAGTTGCTCCATTAAAACTTAAATTAGCTGCTGTTTTTGTAGGAATAGTACCTGCAATTAAAGCACCAGTATTATCATAGGCACTATAGCCAGATAAAATATGTGGAGACTATCCTGAAGCAACTGTAATTGTCGCGCTATCAGGAACTAATTTTGCCAAACTAATTTTTAAATTATCTGTATAACCAGCTGTTATATATAAATAACTTCCAGATACAAGTACGGGGGCATCGGTTGTAGAGGAAATATCTAAATAATTACTATCAGTTTTGCCTGTAGCTGGAGTATTGCTAAATGTTGCTGCACTTAATGAACCATTAGAAATCCAGCCATCTCCCCAAGTTGCCGTACCTCGTGTAGCAGTTGTGCCGCTTACTGTTGTAGTTCCCTAAGTAATAGAAGTGGTTCTTATCTTATAATAAGCGATGGTTCCTGCAGTATTTGTTACAGCAGCTAAATATCCTGCTCTTGATACGGTATATCTAGGAGTAATAGAAATAGAATAATCTGAACTTGTCCCATCATTAGTAAAATATGTTAAAAGATTAGAATTATCAAAATTTGTACTTACGGTTCCATATTTAACAACAGTTATACCATATTTTGTTGTGTATGTACTATTGCTACTATTACCTACAGTTGAATATACCCAATGGCCGTCAGTAACTACATTTTGAGTAGTAAGACTTGAACTACTTGCAGTTGCTTTTGCACTTATTTTAACAGTACCAGCAGTATTACTAACAGCACTAGTAACGGTTGTCGTCCCACCAGTAAGTGTGACCCCTAATGTTCCAGCAGAGCTTACTGTAAAACTTTTTCCAGAACCAACTGTAACTCCAGTAAGATATTTTGTCTCCGTACCTGGGGTTTCACTTGCTGAAATAGAAATATTATTTGCAGTCGCAACATCACCAGTAGGAACATATCCTGCGGTAGAGACATTGGCTTTAATAGATAAATTAGAAACTGAACCATTACCAGTTGCGGTAACAGAAATACCACTTGTATCTGTTGTACTCCAAGTTACA